CTTCTGAACCATGTCCGTTTCTAAAAGCCCATCCAAAATTATCATATTTGGCGGAAGGAACTACATTTGTAGTATCTGTTGGAGTAGACATAACTACTCTACCATTACTTGTACTATTTCCAGAAGGAGAAGCTACTGTAACAGTATTATTTCCTGTGTTTATTGCACTGATTGTTTTTATAAGGTCTAATGTCATTGTAGCATTAGTAGTGTTTGAACTTGGAGCATACGCTACTTCTACTGCTGAAGTATTTATAAATCTTGTAATATGAGAAGCAAAATCTGCTCCATCTAATCCAGCACCTTCTATTCTAACCATTGGCTTTAAATTACCAGGCTCAGCTAGATCACTAGACGTAAATACTATGTTTGTTCCAATAATTGTTGTGTTTCCTGATACAGTGTTGGCAGTACCATTCTTAGCGGCGCCTTGAATTAATATTTTTCTAGTACCGTGTGATAGTTTTGAGTTCTTCATGAATCCAGGACTATTATGGTCTGTAATTACTCCAGATGTAGAGTTATAGCTAGCATTTCCAGAGTATGAAATACCTTTAGCTGTATATGCTCCTAAGGAGTATGCTCTATCTCCATTTAATTTTATACTAGCGCCTTGATACTTTAAGCCTTCTATAGGACCTTCTGATATTGCATCAAATACTACAGCAGATTGATTTTTTGTTTCTCCCGATAAGTTTGTATACTGTCCAGTTCTAGTGTCCATGGCTGCTGCCGCAGATGTTGCTGCTTCTCTTGCTCTTGCGGCGTCTTCTGCTGTTTTCTTTGCATAACTCATTTTTAGTATTCCTCGTGTGGTTGATAATCTGTATTAGCTGCTTCAGACTCTGATTCACCATAATCATATCCTGTACTGTCATCTGCGGAAGAGTAAGTGCTGGATGATGATGATGAACCTGAAGCAAACGAATATCCATAAGCAGATTTTAATGTTGATTTTGTAAAAGCAAAGTTTATAACTGCTCCACCTGCATCTACTTCCCCATACGCTAGAGGTATAGGTACTCCTGGTTTAGTAGTGTTTACAGGGCCGTTGAATAAACTAGATTTTTCTCCATCAGCATTACCATCGGGGTCGCCCATCATAAGTTCTAATAATCCTTGTGTTGCCAAACTTGCACCTAAATATCCTAACCCTACAGCTACATGTTGGAAAAAACCTGCTGCTGCTTCTCCAGCCTTTGGGCCAAACTTAATACTTACTACTATCAGAATAATAGCTACTATTATTTTCTTAATTGCGTCTTTTATAGAACCTGCAGGTAGTGGTGTGATTATGTAAGTATCTTCATCAAACTCTTGGTCAGCCATATCATTCATATCTAAATACAAGTTTTCATTTTTAGCATACTCTCTTACTTCACTGCCTTTTTGTACAGTAAAATGTATGCCTTGGTCTTGGCATTCCATTATGTAACGTCTTAATCCACCTTTCATTGAGTCGATAGCAAGCATACCCTCCTGGATAGTCTTCACGCTTAATCTATGCTTCTCTCCGAAAAGTTTAGCTAATTGTCCTTTGAATAATAAAGTTTTCATGTAGTTGGTTCCAAAATATAGTGTTCTTTGTCTGGATATGATACGATTAAATATGGTATACCTAACGCATTACAATTATCTATATCATGCTGACTTGGGTGACAATCTTCTTCGTAGTGACTATGGACTACATATAATATTTTTGAAATTGCTTGATATGTTGCGAAAGCTAATCCGTCCATTTTAAAGTCATCTTTAAATTCAGAAATATTCTCCATGCGAATATATCGTTTGTCGTTACCATCTTGTATAACAAGTCCACAACACTCACGCGGGGCTTCTTGTTCTGCATGATTAAATATTGAATCAAACATTAATTAAATCTCCTTGCTGCTGGGAACCCTCCAAAAGGGTAAGTTTTATTGTTATTAATTGAAGTAGAATTAGTTGAGTTGTCTCCAGATATTTTACTTGCTGCAAATCTCATTTTACATCCTATAGTTGTTTTACTACAAGAGTCTCCTTTTTCCCAAAAATCATTTGTATCGCTAGGAGTTTCGTCTTTGCTTGGTTTTACTGCTTTCCATAATTCTACTTTGCCGTTGTTTTCATGTCCACTAGTAGCGTTTGTAAATCTTACATAACTATTATGTCTATCATCACTATATACATGATAATCTAGAGAGTTATTATAATCAGAGTATATTCGTATTCTATTAAAGTTTACATTTGTGTCGTTAGGAGTTCCTGGATTAGAACTGCTTGTAGTTGCCTGCCAATAATTATTTACAGTTACACTACTTGATGTTCCATCAGGATTACTCCTTGCTAATACTTGCGTTGTTTTATAATAAGTGTTTTTATTAATAGCACCAGAAGAATATGTAGTAAAAGTAACTCCTGAATCTATTACGTATTCATCGTCCATATTTACATAAGCAACATGGTTTGCGCTTCCCGCAGGTTTACTCTCGACATCCCAAACACACCCAGACTGCGCTCTTTTATATGCTGGTAAATGTCTGGAAGCACCTTGATATTTAAAAGAACATCTATTTGCATGAACAACTCTAGCTGGTATCTTCACATTCTCTAAATCAAATGGTGATACAAGCTCTAATTCTATAGAAAATCTTGTTCTTGTTTTTATTCTGTCTACATAAAATACTTGTCTAGGAAATTCTACAGGTGGAGTAACACTATTTCCTGTGCCATCGTCTAAGTACTTTGCTAATGTAGTTCTACGTACTACTTTTAATCCTAGCAATGTTTGATAATCAAAATTACCTACAGCATTACTTAAAGTATTAGTAACATTTGCCATTACTATAGTAGGTCTTGGTATAGCGCCATCATTTTTTGATTCAAACCCATCTGCTTGAACAGGCATAGGTACATATGTTCTAATAGTGCCGTTTGAATCATAATCTCTCATTTTAACACTTGATAAATCATTTTCTATTTGATTTGTAAAATAGAAAAAGTTACCTTTAGTAACTTCTAATTCAAACAGGTGCACTATAGCATCTGTTATTTCTAATTTTTGTAAATCTTCTACTATCGGTTTGTCTGCCATTATGCCTCGTATACTCTTTTAAGTGTTGCTGTTAAACTGTAGTAATCATCATAATTGTAAGTTACACTCCAATTACTGCATACTACTTTGATTGTTTTTTCATTTCCTGACTCATTTGAATCAGCGTAAGTAAAATTAAATTTTGTTATTCCTGCCTTTGTTTCAAAAAATGCTTCTATATCATCTATTTCATCTTTTGGTCTAGTTGCAAAATTCACAGAAATTTCTTCTGTCATAGGATTCAGTCCTCTAGAAGCTCTTTGTTGATAGCCATCTCCGAATGATACTTCATATACTTGAGGATTTCTTTTTACACTAAAGCCTTTATCGGGATTTACAACTCCCAGTGTTCCTCCTACATCAAATCCTAATGCCATATTATGCTCCTAAAAGTCCGCCTTGTCTTTGTTCTTTTTCTAGTACTTGGTAAACAGCTTGATTAATTGCTACACCAAGTGCTTTTGCTTCTTCTCTATCTGATACTGTTTCTGTAGTACCTTCTGCCATGTTTACGTTGATAGACACATTATTAGTTCCACCAGCGCCTGCGCCCATATCTACAGGTATACTTCTTCCATTTGGTAGTGGTACTACTGCTTCTCTACCGTGTAGTACTGCAGGATATCCTGCTGTAGGACCGCTTGCCACACCACCATCTGAGTAAGAACGTCCATGTTTTGACATAATGCCACCTTGTCTTGCTCCTCCTCCAATAAACGCTGAGAACATTGCACCAAGCCCTTTACCTTTTTGTTCCATCATTAAATTGACTCTTTGCATGAGTGCATTTGCCATTTGTAGTTTTGCAACAACAGTCATAACTTTAGCAGTGGCTTCGTCTTTTCCTGCTACTCCTGCTAATAAGCCAATAGTTCCGCCAAATTGGTTTAAATTTTCGGAGAATTCATCTCCAAATAAACCTTTAACTTCTTTAGCTGTTCCATCATCGCCGTTGCCTACTTTTCCATAATCGTCATCAAATAATGTATCGCCATCAGTCAGTTTATTATAACTACCATCATCTATTTTATCTACTCTTTGTTGATTTACGTTTTGCAACTGATTTATTTCTTCGCCTTTTACTCCTATAGTTGTATTTAATCCGTCAATTTCTTTATCTAAATTATCTATTTCTTTTTGGACTGAAATAACACTAGTTACTAAACTTTTTGAAAAATCATCTTCAAATTTATCTACTTTCTTTTGTAAGTACCCTGATTGTCCTTCTAAAAATGTTTTGTTGGTAGTTAATACTTCATTAATGGTTTTGTTACCATTGTAGTTTATTCCATTGTGGCTAAATAATTTAGTATTTCCGCTTTCTCCACTATTTACTCTTGCTTGTAATTCTGCTGTACTTCTATTAACTCTTTCTATTGATGCTAAGTGGGATCTTATTGCATCTGCTGTCCTATCCTTAGCATTATCAATTGCATATTCTGTTAGTTCTTTTTGTCCTGCGTCTGATTTGATAAATGCAGGTATTTTGTCTTTATGGTCTTTTCTTTTTAGAATATCCATTTTGGCAGTTTTCTTACTTCTTAAGTCTTGTGCTATTGAAACCTCTTTTTTTGCTACTCCTATTTGTGCATTATTCTGTCTTATCTGTAGTTGTTCTAAAGCACCTGTCATACCATTAGCAACTCTAGCTATTGCGTATGAATGTTCTAATCCCCCTTCTACAATTTTTTCTTTTACTAGATTGGCATGATATGTTCCTGCTTTATTTATTTCTTCCGCCACATCTTTTGGTTTCAAAAAGTCTGGTATTACATCATCTAAAAATTGTTTTGCTAATGCGTCTCCGATTGCATTTGATAAAGTATTTTTTAAGTTTTCACCTAATTTATCAAAAGCGCCATCTTCTCCTCTTATAGCAGCACCAATCCCTTTACCAAAATCAGTATATAAATCAGTAAATATTTTATTATAGGTACTAAAGAAATTATCTGCCATCAATCCTGCCATAGTTACTTGCATTTTTTGTACTTCTAAAGTTTCTTTTGCAAGTTCTAGTTGTTGTTGTAGACCTCTTAAAACTACTGAATCTTTGTCTAATTTTGCTGATTGTATTTTTAATTGTAATTCATCTATAGCATGTTCTTGTTTTTTTAATTTTAAAAGTTCTTTTGCATGTTTAAGCTGTTCTGCATTGCTTCCTGCTCCTCCTAGAGCAATGGTTATTGCTTCTTTCTTCATTTTAAGGTCTAGCATTTGTAATGCAATTGTTCTTTCTTGTATTTTTGTGTAATATTCTAAGTTTGCACTTGCTAATTCAAAGCCTTCTTTACCTTCTTTGCCTACTTCTTTATATGCTTTTGCTTGTGACTGTAATAGTGTCAAAAGATTCTGATAAGGAACTTTAGGTAAACTCTGAACAAGTCTATTTTGCTCTTTTATTAGCTCACCTTCCACTTCCCGTAATTGTTTTACTGCAGCTCCTTGAGTATTTATTGCTGTAGTTAATTTTTCTAGCTCTTCTACTTGGCCTTTTGTTAAAGTTTTTGTATATCTAAGGCTATCTGCAAATTCTTGAAATCTACTGTCTAATCGTCCTAAATTATCAAAGGTTTTAAGTAATTCAGCACCCATTTCGTCGAATTTATCGGGGTCTAAAGATTTGTTATTTTCTAATAATTGAAAATTTGATACTACTTTATCTATACTAGCACTAGATACTGCTTCTGATAAATGTTGTATTCTTTCTAGTGCATCTTCTAATAAACCTCTTTGTACTACATCACCCATTTTTTGTAATTCTTTGTTTAGAGTTTCTAAAGAGCTTGTAGATTCATCTATTCTTTTATTAAAGTCGTCAACGTCACCTTGGTCAGGCCCAAAAAACTTATTATAAGCTGCTTTACCTGCTTGAAATATTAGGATTGCAATACCTACATAGGATAGAAAACTCATTATACCTGTTAGAGCCATAGTTACAGTTCTTGTTGCTGTAGCCATCGCACCCATAGCTCTTTGCCAGTGTATTTGCATTTGAGTAGTTCTTGTCATTACACTGTTTTTTACACCTTCAAAACTTAATATAATTTTTTGTTGAGCAACACTAGTTTTTCCTTGCATATCAGTAAGCATTGCGGTATACTTTGCTTTCATCTGTTCAGTCATTCCAGAAAATGCGCCTACACCTCTAGTTACTTGAGATTTGATAACACCGATTTGCTTATTTGTAAGTGCTTGTCCTGTCTTTAAGGCTTCTCCACTAGCCCCTCCTAATTTACTCGTATCTAATCCATCTTTACCCATTCTTTTCATAAATTTTTCTTGGGCTATAGGAGTTTTTGCTAGTTTTGCTCTTGCTGCTTGTAATGATTCTGTTTTTGTTCTTAATCGGTCTAATTGCTCTTGATGTGCTTGTGTTTGTTTAGCTTGTGTTATCAATAAGTCTTGGTGAGAAGGAATCACAGAAGATATAATTGTAGTAGCAAAAAGACCCATTGCAATGGCTGCTGCTGTAATATTGTTAGTAAAGAAGTCCGCCACTGGTTCTACTAGCATAGATATAAATGGTCTTATACTATCGATAGTTTTCTCAAAAGCAACTCCTAACTGTGCGATAGAGTTAGCTTGTGGTTCCATAATAGCATTGATTTTACCAAACTTTCTCTCTGCTTGGTCAAGTACTTCATTTACTACTGCTTGTGATTTTTGATAGATTGATAACTGGTTCTTATTTAAACCGAGAGACGCTGCATATTTTGTCGTTGCCTCTTCTAGTCTTAATACGATACCGAGTTCGTCTAATAATTCTGGTTCCGCTTTTGTAACACCTCTTACTAACCTGTTAAATGAATCAGTAACATCTCTACCAAGTGCCATTGACACAGTAAATGCGGCTTCTGATAGTTCTGTAAGTTGTCCTGCAGATAATCCTGCAGCTCTACCAATCGCACCTGCTTGTGCTGCATCTTTGAAGTTAATCATGTTTCGAGTAGCTGCTTGTAAATCATGTGCTAAAGATTTATAAGCAACACCAGTCGCAGCAGCAAATGCTAACTGTCCTTGGGTTAATACTCTATAGTCTGCGGATGTTTTCAGGAATCTGAATAGTGCGTCTACTGCAAAAAGGTTGGCTGCTAATGTTGCATAAGCAGGAACAAGGCCTCCAGTGATACCTTGAGATAATTTGGAAAAGTTTTTAGATGCGCCTGAAGAAGCATTGGCTGCTCCTTTTAACGAACGATCAGCACTGTGAGCAGTTTGCCCAACTTTGTTCATTGCACCTGCGGTTTTCTTAGCTTTTTGTTCTACTAATTTTAAACTACCATCATCACTAATGGTGAAACTAAGCTCTCCGCCTTTTATTTTTGCCATCTAATTTCCTGATTTAGCCTTTCTTTGGGCTGCCTTTTGTCTTTCCGACACTTTACTATTGATATAATTTGCGTTTCTATCTTCAATACATTTCAGAAAAAAGAGGACATGTTTTTTATCTTCGATTTCTAAAACGTCTAGTAGTGTTCCTAGGGGTGCTTGATCCTTGCCCATATACATACCTGACATACCATCCCATTGGTCATGTAAGTAGCTATGTAGCAAAAATGCCTGCTGAACTTCTAACGGATAGTCAGAATATTCGGGAGGCATCTTTTCGGGGTCAGGTTCTTCGCCTAACTGTTCACACACTGATAGATATTTATCTATATCGAGATATTTGTCTGAGAACTGTTTATCAAGTAGGTCAAGTATTAGTTCTACTTGACTTTGGTAAAATTTTCTAGTTCTCCTACAGTTTCAGAAACCCAGTTGTCGAAATCACCAGAGTTCTTCATAAGAAGTTCTGCGTTTTCGTCATTCCAGACAAGTTCGTCTTCAGGGTTTACATCACTTGTATCTACTAATAGAAGCTCTTCTAAGTATTTATACTTTAAGCCTTTCCAGCCTTTAATAATTGCTTTACAGTATTCAGTTAAGAATTTGTCATTATCTAGCTGTTCTTCGTAAGCCCTAGTTTTTTTATTTAAAACTTGTTTTACACTTCTGTTTCTTAATTTAAGTAGTTCCTCTCTAGCAAGGTAAGTTAATTTAACTTCAAATCCTACTAGTCCTGGAAACTCAATTGAAACAGTTTTACTTGGAGTTAATAAACTCTTGAGTGATACTGGTTGTTTAGTTTCTGTCATTTTGTTCCTTAAAAAGTGGGAGGGCATAAAACCCTCCCGAGTTATTTATTTATTATGCACCTACGTAAGTTACTTTAACTTCGTTAGTTGCAGTTGCATCTGTTGCTGATAAGTCTCCTGGTAAACCATGGAAAGCTACATCAACTGATACTACATCCTCAAAACTATGAGAAGGTAATTCTAAATGCGCTTTTGCTACTTGAACATTACATCTTGGAGTTCCACCGGAACCACCAATACCAAATGTTAAACCAAATGCGTTAGTAATAACACCTCTTGATTCTTGTAGTCTTTCAAATAGGTCTAATGAACTATTTGCCGCGTCATTCAAGTAACATGTAAAGTTACCTGAGACACTTCTTGTTCCCATAACATGACCTAAAGGCAAGTTAACTTGTCCTAAAGTTTCAGGTGTTAAGTATGTAAGATTATTTTCAATCGTAATATTACCACCTGTTAGTGTTATAGCGTAAGCTTGGTCTGCGTTTGAGTTTGAATCTAGAGCGCCTAGTGTTCCTGTTGTCTCACTTACATCAAAACTAATTGATAAATCAGTTAGTTTTTGTCTGATGAAGTTTGATGTTGTGTCTACGCCTTCTCTAATTAAACCCTTTGCAGTTGTTCCTGATGCTGCAGTATTCAGAGCAGTATTTAATTCTTGAATACTTTGCCCATTTCCAGCCCAGCCAATTTGTGCAATACCTTCAATATCAAAATCAATTGATGCTGAACCTACTGAACAGTTAGCTAATTTGTATACTGTTACGTCATCTACTCCAGTCAAGTATTCTGTTGTTGCTGTATCTTTTGCAGCACCTAATACGAAATACATATTAAATGCACCAAGAGTTACATTGTTTGAATTTGCAAAATTAAATTCTTGTTTAGCTGTATCACCAAATGCGTCACCTGCACAAGCTCTGTCATAAGTGTTAGCACTCATAGCAGACCATAGTGGGCCTTCTACTGCAAAGTGTCCACCAGCGTCAGCATGGTCTCCACTTACATATTTTGCATTTGAACCTGATACAGTTGGTCTCATATAAGTTCCGAAACTCCATTCTGCTGGTGCGAAAGAGTCAGTAAACATTGCTCTACCTCTTTTCGTTGCTCCGGCTGAAGTAGCTGCTTCACTTAAAGTAACCTCTGAAGTATTTGTTCCTTGGCTGAAAGAAAAACCATCTAAAACAGGTATCTCATAAAGAGCCATGTTATTAGATGTTCCATCTTCTGACCATTCCATAAATACTTTGGTATCTCTACTAAAGAAAAATGCCATTATTTTCTCCTAATTAATATCGAATCTCACAGGTGATTTCTCCTACACCTAGAGGTTCTAATACGCCTTCATCTGTGTCTACAGTAATAATTGTTGTTTGTACTGTAGATTGAGATGTTCCCGTTGAATCATAGTAAGTTAGCGGATCATTATCCTCTATTACTGTCTCAACATCTTCTAACAATTCTTCGAGTGCTTCGATAGCATCATTGTCATCTGAAACATAACAACGAACTGTTAATTGTAAAAATCTAAATCTGAATCCACCGCCATCATATTCGCGAGTTTCTGCTCCCGCTCCTACATGAATAGTAGGGAATTCATTTACTTCGTCCCAAAATTTTAGTCGTCTTTCTACTTTTGCGACTGAAGTTCTGAATGGGGGACTTCCATTAATACTTTCAAGTTTTAGGCATAAAGCCTCCACTATAGCACGACGTCGCGTGGTATGTTTCCTTGCTAGTGTCGTTTCCATTATCTTATATTAACTCCGAATTTAGCACCAATTATACTGGTGGCTACTTCTCTTAATGTTCTCTTAATTAACCTTTCAGGGTTTCTCTGAGGAGTATATTTATCTCCTCCTGGTGCAAATGTCTCATAAGGATTATTCCTGTAACTTGCATCAATCATTGTGTTTCCGCCTCTTGGCCCTTGTGTTACATTATCTACTCTTACTGAGTTTGCAAATCTACCTGTTCTATAGTTTAGTGCAGGGCTTGTCATATTTGACGCTATTGCTACTGGTAAGAGTTGGTTTAACATATTTTTTAATGCTAGAGGATTCATTCCTGCTTTTTGTTGAACTCTACTTTCACTTGAAGCTCTTGCTCTAGCTCCCTTTTTCTCTGAACTTCTATATCCTTTTTTTCCTTTAAACTTTGATGCACCGCCGCTTGTCTTTTTTACTGCTTGTGCTAGTATTGCCCTGTTAACTTTTAATCTTAAATCAGGTTTTGTGTTTATTTTCTTTAAAAAAGTTTCTATAACTTTTGCTTTACCTAATTTATCAAGTTTGTCTACTGGGCCCGGGCTATTTGCCCATAAATCTTTCATTTTCTTTGGACCAATACCTTTCCAATCTGCAGGGCTTGCTTTTTTCAGTCTTTTCAGTATCTCATTAACAAATGCTTCATCGTACCCTGTAATAAAAGCTTTTGCATCTTCTAAGATTGCTTGGTCATATGTAGCAGCATTATCAGCGGCATGTTTTGTATCTAAACTACCTCTCATAGTTACTTTTTCTTTTAAAGCATTTGGAATCTTATTTACAGATCCATTTGGTCCAAGACTTGCTACTTTATGGTCATATCCAAATATATTATTATAATAGTCTACTATTGTTGAGAAAACATGGTAGTTTGTATCATCTATTACACACTTATCAATGGCTTTTCCTATTGCCTGGTCAACATTTATACCTTGTCCCCCGCTTTGAGAACCTTGTGTATTTCTAATATCTTGCCTAATTGTTTTCTTATCAGATCTAAATAGTAGATTATCAAATTGTCCTGTACCTGTTTTACCATGTACATATTCCATAGCTTGTTTTCTGAGATACTTTTTCATAAACGCTTTGACATCTCTATCAATAGCTGCTTCAATATTTACTGTATTTCCGCCTTTTTGACTTTTATCTTTTCTTTTATAGTGTAGCACTACCTTATTATCATCATTCATTGTAGGAGCAATTAACTGATAGTTTGCTTTGTTTTGTAAAGATTTTCTTAATTTATCCCCTAGTTTTTTAAAGTCACCAAACAAACCTACTGAAACTTTTCCACTTTTTGTAGTAAAAGGCTTTATATTTCCAGAACCCTTACCACTTTTAAGGTTAGAAGCAAGTTTTTGTTTTAATTCTCCTGCCCATCTAGATTTATCTAGTCTGTACTCTCCATACTTAAAGTAGGTACCTCCTAAACGACCCTCTACATTTGTCTGTATATCTTTAAATAATTTATCTCTAAATGCTTGAGACATTAAATAACCACTTTATATAAATCAAGTACTCTTTTAATATGGTCTGGAAAGTCAGTACTATTTCTCATTCCTGCAGTACCTTGATTCTGTTGGACTGCTCCGCCCAATGTTCTTCTTTCTTTATGTTCGTCTTTTATGTAGTAGTTTACTAAATCAAATAGTGCTAATTGTAAATCTCTAGGAGTTGAAGCGTAGCCAGCTTTATATGTAATTTTTACTGCACCCACACCTCTTGCCCAATGTATCTGATTTCCGCTTGCATTAGTTCTAATAATTGCATCGGCTTCTTCATCAAGATAGTATTCATACTTAGCTGTAGTAAGTTCTGTATAAGTGTCTGAATAGTTTTGTCTTTCTTCTACTTTTGTTATAGAAACTATAGGACTTTCACTCACAATTATGGTGTTAGTAAAGTTATCTTCAACTGAAAAAATTTCAACTTTGTCTGTACTAAAAAAGTCTACAAAACTTATTCCACAATACTTCTTAACTAAATCAGATACCTGAGGTACTATAACGCTTAAACGATCATCATCCTTCTCCCCTCGAAGGCCTTCTGCGTCTTTATATTCGTTTACTGTTATTAAGTCTGCCATAGTTAAAAAGGGTGGGTTTTAAGGAAACCCACCGAAAACCTGTAATTAGCTATTAACTAGCTGCTGCGTATTTCCATCCGTGTACACAATGAGCATTCTCAATTAATTGGGCAAAGCCTAATCTTTGTGAAGCTACTAGTACTCTTCTTTGGTTCGCTACTTCGTAGTCAGATTCTATTGTTACGCCTCTTAATCTAGGCATTACAAAGTTTCTTGGGTATACTGCGATAGCACCAGTTTTTGTTGCTGCTTTAGAAGCAAATTCGTCACATAAAATGACTCTTGAGCCAAATACTTGTCCGATTTCACCACTTAGTTTAGTAGCCATGTCGCCAACTAGGTTAGCGTCTTGGAACTCTGCATCTTCAAGTAGGTTGTAGTAACCATCTTGTGAAACAAGATAAACAACTTCTGATGGATTAACACCATATTTGCCCATATTCTTTCTTAGACCTAATAGATCTGCTGCAGTTAAAGCATCGCCTGATGCGAATATTCCACCTGAACCACCACCAACGTCTACAGTATTGTATTCAACATTACCGTCTCCGTTTTTAGCATGTTCAATCAAACCTTCAAATGAAGCTGCTGATGTACCATATACACCTTCAGCATTGTCTCCTGCTAAAAGGGCGTTCTCGATACCTCTTGCATGAGCTCTTACCATTGACTCTCTAATTAAAGGGAGAATCGGCATGATTGCATCTTCTTCAGTTTCGTTACCTAAGTAAGATTGTGAAATAAGCTTTTTAGTTGATAGGGTGATTTCTGTTAAGTCAACACCATTATTAGCACCTAAAGCGGCACCTCTAGCTTCTAAGTTTCCTTTTGGATTACTTCCACCAGCTGTTTGTGCTGATGTAAATTCAGCATAACCAGCGTCTGGTAATACTGGGATAATCATGTTAGCATAAGTCATAGCAATTTCTCTAAATAGAGGTGCTAAAACTAATTCATTTTGAATATCTCTTTCAATTGATGTTGATACTAACTGTTCAAAGTTAGCTGAAGATACTTCTACACCTGCTTGTGCATTAACTTTTTCCATTAATGACTTAGAGTAGTCTGTATCCCAACCTCTACCAGTCGCTAAACCAGCAAATTTTGCATCCATAACATCTTGTTCAAAGTCTTTCTTCCAGTCGCCGTTACCATTTCTATTAGCAAAAACTCTTTTAGATTCACGAATATTCATGATTTCTTCTGATTTCTCAGCGAGTTGCTTTTCTAGGCTATCGACTACTGATTTTAAGTCTTCTTGTTTTTCATTGACTCTAGTTTCTAGGTCGTTCATTAGCCTTTCAGCTCCTGTCAAACCAGCTTCCACTATAGTTTTTGTTTCTTCCTGTTTAGCTTCTTGAACAGCTTTTTCGTCGGCTTCAACTTGAATTGCTTCTTGTTGTTTAGCTTCTTCTGCTGCCTTTGCTTCGGCTTGCTTCATCGCAATCTTAGTCGCAGTATCTTCTGCTACTTTTTTTGCAAATGCTTCAAGGTCGATTGAAGTTTC